CTAATTAATTTTCTTACAAGGGAGCGAACCGATAATTTTCGGTGCATCCATACTGTTCTGTAGCAACTGAACATTCAGAAATGCTTTGCCATTACGCTTCACGAACTCAAATCCGTAGTTATTGCCATCTCGCGCAGGCATGAGTCCCATGTCCATTTTCATGTTTGCATAGTCACCATCCTTTCCCAGAAATTTAACTTTCTACGATGTGACAGTTTCTCCGTTAATTTTGGTCATCACTTCACCAGTCATTGTGTAGTTACCACACTGAATGGCAGCCATAACTGGAGTAGCCGCCAGGAAAACTAACGCCAAACAGAAACGTTTCATTAGAGCCCTTTTTCCCTCGCAGAGAATGAAGTCAAATCAGCCGCGCTTCACACATCATATCCATGTACCACGCCTGGCCCCTTGTATCACAAGTGTACATAATCCCGCGCACAATATAAACGCTGTCCGTCGCTATGCTGACAGGCTGCGCAGTGGTACCGCTAAGGGTGATATTGCCGTCGATGTTCTGGTCGGTAATCTGACCACCAGCCATCGAAATATCGTTATTCGACAGCGCGGTGCGGTAGACGGATGCCTGGTCAAGCTGAATCAGTCCGTTAACACGGATGTTCGGGTTAATCAGCGCGCGAACGTTAACGCCGTTGCCGATAGTCTGCTGCGGCATGCCGATAAGCCCGGTGGCGCTGTTGAGCACAATCGCGTTGTGAACATACTCGTTATTCGCCACCATCTGGCGCTGACCGTCAACGAATTGCCATGTTGCGCCGCATTGTGTGGCCACGTTATCCATAAGGTGCCTGGTAATGCCAAACAGCACGCGCCCGCGAGGATATACGGTAACGGGCATTTCCGTGGTCAGGCCTTCCGTTGCATCTTTGGCTTCGAAGTCCTTCATCAGTGCGCGGTTCACATCAGCGACGGTGTACCCGGCGGACAATGTTTGCGAGGTAATGCTGGTGGCAAAAGCCTGGTCAGTATCGGCAGCCTGAATCAGAACGTAAGAATCGATGGGATTATCTTTACCGGTCACCGAATAGCGGATTTCCCCGCTAAAGATCAGGCCGTAGTTTCTCCCGTCGCTCTGTCCCACGTCCGTCGCGTCGACTTCTCGAACCGTTCCGGCGTCAGCCGCAGATACCTCCGGCGCGATACCATCGTAACCAGCAATCAGCCGCACCTTTGAGAACTCCTTCCCGGTAATACGATTGATGGTAGTTGCCGACAGGTTGTAGATTTTGAACGTTCCCACCCGCGATGCGCTGCTGATGTTGAACCAGTCGATCGTAAAGGTCACTTTAAAATCGCTGAGTTCAATACCCTGACCGTTTTCGTCGACCAGCTGCAGCTCGAAGTGCCGCATCCAGTTCGATGACATACCTACTCCGTTAAAACCAGTAAATGACTGCGGGCGCCCAGGTCCGTTTTTGTCGGATAGTCCTGCGTGCTGTCATCGCAAGCGACCACCAGATTAAAACCGAGAGCCATGTACGCATACTGCGCCAGCAGTTCAGCGCCGGTAACCAGTGGAGTACCGGAAATAACTGGCTGCGCTCTGTCGTCCAGCAGATCCATAATCCAGTACAAGTCCCGCTAGGTGATACTTATCCTGTATGTGGTCCCTGCGATAGTAATGCTGAATTGCTGGTTATCCGCTGTCAGCGGAATTTCCTGAATAGCCATTATCCGAGCCCCAAAAGCGATGCCACGTTTCCACTGAAGCTTTTCAACAGTGAGCTGTTAGGCGGCTTGGTGGTTTTCGTGCCAGTGTTCAGCACTGCCGACGTGCTCACCCCATATTTCATATCGGTTTTGTCTGCCACGCTGATTTGCTGCGTCTGCGATATGAGGACTTCACGAAGGGTGAGGGCGGCGGACAGGATATTTTCAGTCGTCTTATCAGTCGTCACCTCCATCGCGCGGATCAGCATGTTGCTGTAAAGGCGCTTACCGGTTATCACATCGAAAGGAATGCGGCTGGCCTGCAGGTTCAGCAATTCCTGATACGTCTCCTGCGGACTCAGGCCAAGACTCAAGCCGATAGCAGAGGTATCCGCAAAATCCAGCAGCGAGCCGCCCCCGGCAAACCCCACCTCCATCACAACTTCAGAGGGCTTTTTGTAGGCGTGATCAGCAATTGCGGCTCCGACCCCGACGGGATGCTCCGTGATTTCGAGCGTATCACTGTGTTTCTCTGATACGACGACAATCGGAATAATCATCCCGATTTTTCTGGACTGCTGCTGAAACAACGTGGAAAGAATGTCCATTAGCCCACCTTTAACCTGATTGCCGCGCATCACCTGGGCGTTAGAGGACTGCTGGCGGCGCTCGACCTCGTTTCCAACCGCGCGCGCGTCACCACCACCATAAATGTGATAGGTGTTCTGCTGATTCACCTCTGCTGCCTTACCGCCAATACCTGCAACGGCCGCTTTATTGATGAGGTGACGAAAGTAGATTTTTCGACCATTCTCATGATGAATAATGCTGCTCATCAGCGCGGACATGGTTTGTGGACCCTGCATATTCAGGGCCATTTTTTGGGTTTACACCCAGGCGCTGAGACACGGCCTGAATATGCGCGGCGGTGTTGTTATTGTCAGAAGGTGGCGCCCAGGTGAAGATGATTTTGTCCACGCTATTGATGCCGCGCCCGGCGTAAAGCATCAGTTGGCGGGACAATGCACGCAGACCATCGAAAGAGGATTCAAACCGGGCGAACCGCCCCCCGGGGCGTTCCAGAGAAGCTCCTCTCTGCCCGGCAACGTTCAGATTCCCGGAGTTGTTGTTCCTTTCCCCTCGCTTCGCTGCCTGGGCGTGCTGCGTTAAGGCGGGCGGGAATAGAAAATTTCCGCTTCCATGACCTGCGACACACCTGGGCAAGCTGGCTTGTACAGTCCGGCGTGCCACTCAGTGCGCTACAGGAAATGGGTGGGTGGGAAAGTATCGAGATGGTGCAGCGTTATGCACATCTGGCACCGAATCACCTGACGCAGCATGCCATGCAAATCGACTCATTCCTGGCGGGGAATGGCACAAATATGGCACAAGGCTCTTTTGCTGAACTGGTGAATATCGCGTGAACCCGCGTGGTTAGTGGTGCGATAATAGGAGTCGATAAATACAATCAAAATACTGATTTAATTGAATAAATTAAAATCGAAGAATAAAACTATACACACAGCTATACACATAGTCGAATGCGTTCATTTTTCATACATCCTCTTTAGGCCAAAATGTGGACACGAGTTCTACTCACCTCCACGATTATCTGCCCCACTTATCACCCTAAGCAAATACGCCAAATCGATGCTACTAACGTCGAAGCGTTAAACCTAAATCCCATGGAAATACATCGATGAATGAGGTGCTTGAAACTGCTGCCCAGTTGATTTTTACGTCTTGTGAGCTGCTCAGAAGTTTTTCACTGTCACTATCCCATTCGAAATCACTCGGTAACAATTGCCCAGGTGCATGAGGCGACAATGCACCAAAGACAACATAATTCCATGCTCCCGGCGGCCCTTCTCTTCCTGAAACTACGAGTTCTTGATGCCGTAAGGATTCCCTATACTCCAAAGTTAAGTGTTCCTCTTCCACAAGATCTTTTAAGGTTAATCTTCCCAGCGGTGGGCAGCAAAGATGCCAAGAAGGAAATTCGAAAGTTGTATCATGGTCAATCAATGCCACTGCGATGGTTTCGATAGAATCATTTGAGTTGAATGTCAGAGAAACCAGTGAGTCTGAAAACCTGTATCCCCACCATTTATCGCCTATTCGGTTAGGAACACCTAGTTGCTGCTCAACCCAGCGAGATGGAGCACCAAGTTCTATACCTGTGAATATATTTTCAGGTGTTCTACGTCGTTCGATACGAACATTAGGTCTTGCTAACTTTGACCTTAAAAAACGAACTCCGTGCTTACTCATTGCGAGCCAAATGAGTGCTACACCACCAACAAAACTTCCAACCGCATTAACCATAATATCCTTGACAGGTATATGAGCTAATAGCATCTGCAATTGCACAATCCAAGCATCCTGCGCCATTTTTATCCTCATTGAATGCCGACGATTTGACCGCCCCATTATTTTAAAATTACTTTCAAAATAATACTGTAAACACGGTACAGAATTATATGGTAGTGAGCAGGCAATAGAGGATGAAAAAAGTTTTTTTAGGTTTTACTGTTCACACTGTTCACCTTTGGTTTTTTATCAATAATTTCATCGAGATACAGGGTGAACATACGGTGAAGGGTGAACAGTCGATTGTTCACCTCGTGGGACAGTCAGGCATAAAAAGACCGGCGGTTGCCGGTCTGAGGTGGGTTATGTCGCTGCGGATTCATCGCACTTCGGCAGCCAGTCGCCGTTGCTGTCCTCCCTGAGCGTCAGGTTGGTTTGCGTGCCCTGTTTGGTGTGCCGCTTCTCGTAGTTCATCCCGTACTCTTTCAGCATTATCGGCAGCCCCAGCCCGAACATTTTCAGGCTCAGCACGTGCTTGTAGCCGTTCGCCTCCATATAGACCAGATAGGCGTGATAGAGATAGTTACGGGGCTGTCGCGGGATGATATTGGCATTCCCCATAAACATCCCGTTCGTCTGCGGCAGCGCTTCCAGATAGCCGCAAAAATCAAACGTCGGGTCGGCATCGCGCTTAATGCTGAGTGCCTCGTCTGAGTTCTGCTGTGACTGGAGCAATGCGCGCGCCGTCATCGGGTCGCTGAACTGCTGCATAAGCTGGCGCACGATGACGGCCAGCTCGCATGCGATTTTGTCCCTGAGCTGTGGGTCGCGCTCCGCCGGGGCAATTTGCTCCGGGAAGTGGATGATTACCCGGCGACGGGAGACGCCGCCGCTGCGATCGGTGAAGCGCATCGGGTTATTGTTCACGGCCAGAATCACCGCCGGGATATAGGCCGAATAGGCGTCACGGTATTTCGGGTCGACCGACACGGCATCGCCGCCGGTGATGGCCTTAAGTCCTGCACCGTCCCCGCTCCATTTCTCCTGGTCAGGCAGGCGTATCAGCGAGAAGCCAATTAGTGCGGCGCGTTCACGAGGTGATTCCAGCGTTTCGATGGTGGCTGACGTGGCGTTGTCTTCCCCGGCGAGCAGGGTCGCGATTTCGGCCAGAATACTTTTCCCGCTGCCGCCGGGTCCGGTGACTTCGAGAAAGAGCTGCCAGTCGTAGCGGTTCGCCAGCACCATAAACAGCGCTGCCAGAATCACATCACGCTTTTCAGCGTTCCCGCTGGCCGCCCTGTCGAGCCAGCGCCAGAAGTTTGGCGCGTGGGTTTCCAGCGTTTCGCCCTCCACCGGCGGGGTAAAATCCACGTCGCACAGGGTGCGCAGCCAGTGGGATTTGCTGTGTGGGCTGAACCCACCGGTGAGGGTATCGAGCACACCGTTGCGAAAGCCAATCAGACGACGTGCCGGGGCGGCCTGCTGCGGGATAATCAGTTTCAGGGTATCGACCACGGAGGCAATTCTCCCCGACGAGAACGGGGCGCGCAGGCGCTGGAACAGCCCGGCCACGTCGCGTGCAAAGTCCGACGGCGGGATGATTTTCCATGTCCCGGCTTCATACCGGGAGAGGAGCTGGCCGTTCGCATCCACGGCCAGCGCTTCGCCGTAATGCTCATGCACCCGCATCGCCTTTTCGCTGGTACTCATGGCGGTAAATTCCGCCTCGCTCATGGTGTCGAACGGGCTTTGCGCCGCTGGCCGGATGGCATCGAAAATCGCTTTGCGCGTGGCGTCCTCTCCCTGCTGCATAAAGGCATCATTCCAGTCACCGAATACCGGCGGGAGGGCAACCGTGCCCTCACAGGCCTGTGCGGCCGCTGCGGCCTTAGTCTGGCCGTTCCCGCTGAGGTCGCGGTCGGCAGCGAGGACAATCTGACAGGCCGGGTGTTTCTGACGGGCAAGGCTCGCCAGAGAAAGGAGGTTCACGGACGAGAGCGCCACCATGACGGTTTCGCCGGTCAGGTGATGCACGGTGAGCGCAGTCGCGTAGCCCTCCGCTATCCACAGCCGTTTTCCCGCTTCTTTTTTCCCTTCGATAAGGTGATAGGCTCCTTTTACCGTTCCGCCTTTCAGGGTGCGTTTGAGGCCGTCAGCATTAATGAGCTGAACGTTAACCACCGCGCCGGTATCGTCCTGCAGCGGCACGATTAAATCACCGGCGCGGTAGGTCACACCGCCGGTCTTGTGTGTGGTGGTCAACGTCAGGCATTCGAGCGCAGGAAAGCCCTTGCGGGTCAGGTAAGCATTGCCGGTGGCCGGGCGGGTCTTCTCCAGAAGCTTTGCGGCAAGCGTGGCTGCGGCTTTGCGGCTGGCATCAGTTTCAGTCTCAGCGACAGCAATCATGTCCTCAGCAACAGGCGGCAGGCTGCCGGTCAGGGCGCTCACCTTCCCGGCCGCCTCCGAGGGCGACACGCCGAACACCTTCTCGACCAGTTTCAGCCCGTCACCCGCGCCGCACTGGTTGCAGAACCATGTCCCGCGTCCCTCTTTATCGTCAAAACGAAAGCGGTCAGAGCCGCCGCACATCGGGCAGGCCTGATGCCGGTTTTTAATCACCTTAACACCCAGCGCCGGGAGAATGCGCGGCCAGTGGCCGCACGCCTGTTTTACGGTTTCCGTTACGTTCATTTTCATCGTTATTTTCTCCCTCAGTGCACAACCGGCGCGGCGATATGTCGGGCGCAGAGTTCATCCATTACGGCGAGCCCCAGAAAGGACAGTGACGGCGCGGCTTTCAGTGGACCGGCTTCCATTAAATCTTCCAGCAGCGCACAGGCAATCTGACGGCCTTTTTCCTCACCGTGATGGCGCAGATAAAACCCTTCCAGCTCGGTGGCAATAGCACTTTCCAGCGTATCGAGGGTGAGCTGCGGATAGCGGTGCTGACGTTCGCACAGGGTCAGCCAGGCACAGGCCACGGCACGACGATACAGGGCGGCGCGTAGTACCGGCGGTAACGGCTTTTTCATACGCTACCCTCCCCGGCCAGCCAGCGCTGATTGCAGCGTTCGACCACGCCGTCGAGCTGGGCGGTCATCAGGTAAATCACGGAGTTAAGCTGCGACTGCTGCGCGGGGTCGCGACGGAGGGTGGTGCAGTCCTGCTCCTGCATCATGGCACTGACAAAGTGGCCGACGTTGCGCAGGTGCTCAAGGCATTCGAGTTCTTTAATGCTGAGGGTAGTGTGTTTCATGCGTGTCCCTCCGCAACCGGCAGACGGCCAGCAAACGAGAGGACGTAATCACGAACGAGGGAAAGACGTGCGGCGTGCTCGTTACCGGCAACGGTGCGGAGCATACAGATACGGGGTTTACGGTCTGCGCGGCGAACGGCGGCAAACACGAAGATAAATTGCGGGTGTGACGGGGTGAGGATCGTAGCCATAAGGGCAACCTCCATTGAGTAGCGGTTATCGCCACCACCGGAGCTGCAAATCTCATGGGTGGTGGCCCGAACAGGGTTTGCAGTACCGGCCTCAATGGATACCGGCCAGCCCGAAGGCTGCCCCGCCCGAACCACCATTATCTGACAGAAGCCACGGTGTAAACACCACAGCCCGAAAAATGGGTGTGCCTGAGCTACGACGTAAAAAAAGACGCATGGCGCGTCTGGTGTCGCCATTGAGTTACACGGGCTGCAAATCCCGGCTGTCGATTTTGCGACAGCGGGAAAACTATACCTGGAAACGGCGAACGGAAGCAAGCCAGAAAAAGGAGCTTCCAGAAGAACGGCCATCATCATGCGTCACAGCTCCGGTTACGGTCGGCGATCCGCTCGGCCATCCATGCGGTAATTTCTGACTGCGCCCACGCCACATTTTTACCGCCAAGTGAGATCTGTTTCGGGAAAGCCTCCCGGCTGATGAGGTCATAAATCGTCGAACGGGACAAACCGCACAGGTGCATCACTTCGGGCAGGCGAATAAAGCGCTCCTGAACGGCGTCAGGAAACGGCACTGGTGGGGCGACTGGCGCAGAAGACGGGGAAGAAAAAGCGGTGTGCATCGGGCTACCTCATAAAGTCCATACAGTGCCGGTCGTGTCCGTCCGGCCTCGGGTAGCTCTCTATTTTGTGAATATTTTCTCTCAGGGCAACAAGTCATTTTGCACCGACTCACTACACAACAAATTGTTAACAGGTGAATGGCAAACACTGGCAAAGCTATTGTATATGCTGGCATTTGGTTGCACCTGATTGCACTATCTATTATTCATTTTTGTGGTTGTTTTAATTTTATTAATACAAAAAAAGTCTAAGTAAAAAACTCAGCTGAACAGGAAGCCGGTGAACAGTGGTGAACAGACGGTGAACAGTCAGCCCCTCAACTGTTCACCCTTTAACATACTGTATTACTTATATTTTTATTGAAGGTGAACAGTGGTGAATAGTTATCAGTAAAAAAACAAACAGAGAGAGGGTTTTCCTTCGACCTTTTTCTGGCCAGCCGGGTTTTACCCCCTTGCTTGTGCCAGAACTGCCACAACCGCAATGAATCGAGATGTTGTGTGATGAAGGGCAGAATCATTTCAGGTTGAACATACGGAGAGCCTGAACATGAAACCCGAAACAATCATTTCCGCCCTGCAGAACGTTGCCGCTAAACAGAACGCGGAAAGCGAGAAGCACATCACCGCTAAACTGACCGTATTCACTGCGGCCAGAGACACCCACGCAGCCAGCATGGAAAAGCTGAAAGAGATTGATACATCGATTGAACGCTGTAAGCAGGAGCGACAGACCGCCCTCGATGAGAGCGCAGAGGCGGAGCAGGACTGGCGCAGTCGCTTCCGTAACCTGCGCGGTAATCTCACTCCTGAAATGAAAGCGGAGCACAGCAAGCGCATCGCCAGTCGGGAGCTGGCCGACGAGTTCACCGGCCTGATTGCGGAGCTGGAGACTGACCGGAGTCGTGCCATGCTGAATGCCTGCTCCACCGGCAATAATTATCGCTCTGCGCATGGCGAAGCATTTACCGCTTACGCCGGGGCGGAATGGGTTAAGGCTATCAACGCTGTTCCCGCTGCGCTCATTCGCGCTTTCCTGCTGCGCATTCGTGCCCTGGAAATGAAGGGGGAAAGCGCACCGCAATCTGTCGCCATCGGTGAACTGCGTGATGCCCTCAACCGTCAGGGCAGTCTGTATCACTTCGATATGAAACAGGAGCCAGTTTTATCCGTGACGGGTATGCAGCGGCCGCAAATTACCGGCGTGGATATGGAGCTGTTACGCAGTCCACTTAAGCGAAACATGCTCGCCCAGAAGCTGGCTGAACATGACAAAACTAAGGCGGGGGCATAAGTATGTTTCACTGTCCGTTCTGCAAAACTGGTGCCCACGCCCGCACCAGTCGTTATCTGTCTGAGAACGTCAAACAGCGCTATCACCAGTGCGTGAATATCGAGTGCTCGGCAACCTTCCGCACGCTTGAATCCGTTGACGGGATTATCTGCTCACCGCCGACAGAGCCGGTCATTCCTGCACCCGCTCCGGCGGCCATCGTTAACCGTGCTGGCGCTTAAGCATGACCAGTCATCAGGAGAAACTTACGTGACCACACTGACGCTACAGAAAGCCTTTGAGGCCTGTCAGGCAAACAAATCCGCCTGGCTGCAACGCAGGGAAGAACTGACGCAGGCCGAACAGGCATACCGCGAACAGCTTGCCGGTGACGGCCACAGCGGCCAGAGTCTGCAAACTCTTCGCGATATTATTGGGGTAAAAAAATGGGAAATTAATCAGGCTGCCGGTCGCTATATCCGGTCGCATGAGGAGGTGCAGCGTATCAGCATCCGTAACCGGCTGAATGATTTTATGCAGGTGCACGGCGCGGAGCTGGTCGCAGCGCTCGCGCCTGAATTAATGGGCTATGGCAGTCAGCATCCCGCCGTCAGAAACTGCGCCATGCAGCACTCGGTCGACTATCTACGCGAGGCACTAAATGTCTGGCTGGCCGCCGGTGAAAAAATTAATTATTCTGCGCGGGATAATGACATTTTGACGGTGATCGGATTCAGGCCTGACGCGGCTTCACGAGATGATAATCGTGAAAAATTCACACCTGCACAAAACCAGAATTACATGAATAAACGCGCTGAACTGGCCGCGCAGTAGCCCGTCAAAAAATCCCCGCAAATCCCGCCCTTTTTCCCGAATTAAGCCATGCATGCATAAGGTGCATGGTTTTGCATGCCTTTTCACGTCCCGGCCTCCCCCGCCAGCGCCAGCTCTGGCGCGGTCTGAGGCTGCTCTTGCACCTGCATTAAAAGCGGTCCCTTAAGCGGGCAGGCGTGGCGGGGAGAGCATTGCGCGCCAACATTAACATGTGTATTTAATTTACGGCCTGAACGCGTCACTGCATCGCGCGGATTCAAGAGAGTATCGGTGAGTGGTAGAGCTATGTTCAAGGGCTTGAAGGGCTTCTGAGGCTGCCTGATGAAGGCAAAGAAAAAGCCGCTCGGAAGCGGCAAGTAGACAAAAGTTATTTAGAGAACCCCAAATTAACAAATTTTGAAG